ACGTGCTAGGTCAGACTTCTATGACACTGCAGAAAAGATGCAGGTCTGGGCTAACACATCAACCAAGTATGTAGATGTCAAGTCTTTACTTGATGAGATGATTACATCAAAGCGTAAGGCTGAGAAGATGTTTGCCTTGTACAGCCATGAGGTCAGTAGGCGTGGGCATAACAAGTTCTCTTTGTACTCTGCCTTCACTAACTATGCAAGCTATGCTGATGAGCGTAATGGTTTCAACCTTAAGAGTACAGGCAATGATACACAGGCCATCAGCATGTGGTCACGTGAACAAGAAGTCAGCAAGTGGGTCAGTGATGACAGGTTTGCATTACTTGAGGCGGCATAGGGTATGGCTGAACAAACATTTGAGAATAATGAGGAAGGCTGGACTTATTCAGGGCGTAACTCTAAGGGTGAACCTAAGTTTAGGCGACCCACTAACCAAACAATAGAGTTTGTCAAGGAATACTTGGACACAAAAGAACTGGCCTACTTTGTACATGAAAACCAAGCCCTACTATTTATCTACAAAGATAAGGAACCCAAAAGTAGGTACTCGCCTCGCTACGCTTACTACTACACCACAGGTAAGTGGGGCAGTGACAAAAGAAAAACTCACTACCACTCTAAAGGTGTTGAACACTTTGTTGAAACATACTACCGTTCAAGAGAGCAAGATCAAATTTATTGGGATAAACTAAATGACAAACCTACCTCGCTTTGTGCAGCCACGTAAACAACTCAAGGGTGTAACGTCTTACCGCTTCAACCCGCCTCAGTATCTAGTTGATGCTGGGGTGGTGTCCCGTAAGGAATGGGGTAGTGACTTCAAGCAAGTTAAACTACTCGCCAAAGAGTTGAATGATGCAGTAGACTATTGGCGTGAGGAACAGGCAAAGATAATAAACATTAGACCAAGTTCAACTGTTGCAAATTTGTCACAGTTCTATTACATGTCTAATGATTTCAAGGCATTACGTGATAGAACTAAAGACCATTATGAGTACTTCATTGGCCTGTTGTGCCGTGAGGTTGGTACTAAAAGACATGGTGACATTACCTCTAAGGTTGCAAAGCAAATCTATGAGGGATGGGTGGAGCATGGCATAAGCTATGCTAATCATGCAGCAACCTGTGCCAGCCGTGTGTTTAATTATGCTATTGAGATGGAGCAGGTACAGTACAACCCATTCACCTGTATCAAACGCAAGTCTACACCTCAACGTAAAGTTGTGTGGACACATGAGAATGTAGTGACATTTATGGAGGCAGCTTTTGACAGGTACGACTACAGAAACGTGGGACTGATTGTCTCTATGGCATACCAGTGGTGCCAGAGACTAGGTGACATGCGCAACCTGACATGGGACAGCATAGACTTCCAACGTCAGCGCATGTACCTTGAGCAGTCTAAGCGTAGGGCTGAGGTGTTCCTGCCCATAGATGACCAACTGTTTACTATGCTCAATGAACAGTACGAGGACTTTGGTTTCCAGCCATGCATTGCACCACACCCTCGCCCTGTTAAGGGTTCCTTCCATCCTTATGCTATGGAGAGACTATCAAAGGTAGGTAGAAAGATCATGCGTGATGCTGGACTGCCAGAAGAACTACGCCTTATGGACTTACGTAGGACAGGGGTGACACAAATGGTTGAGGCTGGTGTACCTTTGCCGCAGTTGATGGCAGTGACAGGCCATACTAATGTTGCATCTGTGAAACCATATATAAAAAATACATTCGCATCTGCAAATAATGCCTTGACAGCACGATCAGCTCATGTAGAATTGAGTGTAACGAAAAACATTGAAAGTGATTGGCTATGAATGTAATAGAGATTATAAATGACTTACAGTTAAGTGTTGGTGACAGTAAACGCATGGCATGTCCAGTGTGTCACACTAAAAATACTTTTACTATTACAAATACTATGGGTAAGATTGTTTGGAATTGTTACAAGGCTAGTTGTCCTGTGTCTGGTGCTACCAGTGTGTCTCTGTCTGTCAGTGATGTACGTAAGGCACTAGGATACATGGAGCCAGAGGATGCCAAGCCTGTCCCATTTGTAAAGCCAGACTACATAGTCAATGATGGGCCTGAGTGTTGGAAGTACCTTAAGCAGTATGGTCTGTCACCTATTGATGTCACCGTGTTGTATGACGTAAAGGATCACCGTATAGTCTTTCCTGTGCTAGACGAGCGAGGTGTGATAGTTGATGGGTCAGGTAGATCACTGGGAAAAAGAATACCTAAGTGGAAAAGATATGGGAATAGTGACTTGCCATACCATTGTGGATGTGGTACTGTCGCTGTAGTGGTGGAGGACAGCGTGAGTGCAGCGGTCGTAGGTGCGACAGTGAATAACTCTATTAAGCTGGATGCCTCTGAAGATGATGTATATGTCGGGGTGGCTGTGTTGGGTACATCATTATCGGAGGGACATAAGCGGTACTTGTCGCAGTTCTCCACCATAATAGTAGCACTTGACCCCGATGCACTGCCCAAGTCACTCAAGTTTGCTAAAGAATTACGCACGTACTGCAAAGATGTTCGTGTATTAAAGTTGACAGATGATCTAAAATATAATAACCCTATAGATATACTTAATCTGATAGCCCTAACAGAAGGATACACCCCAGATGGAACTAGCACTAATACGTAGTCTGATGGACAAAGAGTTCTATGACAACCACCGTGGATCACGATGCCCAGAACGATTGTTCAGCCCTGATGTACGTAAGATCAAGAAGGCAATCGACAGTGCCATGCAACGGTATGAACGTACTGTCACACCTGATGAGATTGAGGCATTGTTTCTAGTAAGTAATGCAACACTAACCACAGCACAGAAGCAAGCATATGGCGCACTCTTTGCCACCGTAAAGAACGAGCAGCCTATGGGTGTGGACATTGCCCAAGAGGTCTTGTCTAAACTATTCCAGCAGGTTATAGGTGAGGACATTGCAAACCTTGGCTTTGATTATGTCAATGGTACAAAGGATACCCTTGAGCCGCTACGTAATATGATTGAGCAGTATGGTGATGACTTTACCCCCAAGCTAAACATTGAATGGGAGGATACAAGCATTGATCATATCCTTGCACTCAATAGCCTTGAGAGCCAGTGGACATTTAACATCCCTACCCTCACACGTAAGGTAGAGGGTGTCAATGCTGGTCACTTGATTGAGGTAGGCGCACGTCCTAACACTGGCAAGACTTCATTCCATGCCAGTCTAATTGCTGGTGAGGGTGGCTTCGCATGGCAGGGTGCCAAGTGCATTGTGTTGTGCAATGAGGAAGGCTATCACCGTGTGGCTCACCGCTACATCACAGCCGCAGCCAACATGGAAGCTAAGGATGTTGTAGCTAATAAGGCCAAGGCTATGGCTGCATATGATAAGATCAGGGATAACGTCAAGTTCAAGGATGCTACTGATCGGGACATGTCATGGGTTGAGAGTGTGTGCAAGACGTACAAGCCTGACATCGTAGTGCTTGACATGGGTGACAAGTTTGCCAAGACAGGTGGCTACTCACGTACTGATGAAGCACTCAAGGCTAACGCTATCTATGCCAGACAGATAGCCAAGCAACATGGCTGTGCTATGTTCTACATGTCTCAGCTATCCGCAGAGGCAGAGAACAAGGTTGTACTTAATCAATCTATGATGGAGGGTAGTCGTACAGGTAAGGCAGCAGAGGCAGACCTAATGTTATTGATTGCTAAGAACCCACCAGTTGAGGGTGCAGAAGAAGAAGATACTATGCGCCACCTCAATGTCGTTAAGAACAAACTGTCTGGTTGGCATGGCATAGTCCACACCAATCTCAACTATCGCACTGCGAGGTATGAGGCATGAAAACGAGAGAGGATTTATTAGCTGAAGCAGGTAAGGGTATGACTAAGTTGAAGAAAATACAGAAGGAAAATGATATGCTACGAGGTCAGGTAGACATGCTGCAACGTGAGACAGACTACTGGGAGCATCAAGCTAAGACCCTTGAGATACGTAAGGCTAAACTTGAGGCGCAGCTTGCACTATGGAAAGGAACAGCACCGTGAT